TTTAAAACTACTGCTGCTACTCGTTCGCCAATCATTTCGAATCTTAGAAGAATGATTGAGGATGAAGATATTGCTATTCCTTCTGTGCTAGCTATTGAAGAATTAAGAAACTTTATTGTTACTCCACAAGGAAAGCCGGAAGCATCCGTCGGTCACCATGACGACATAGTGATGTCACTTGCAATTACTTGCGAAGCATATAGAACACACGGCAATTCCCTCACTAATAGAACATTTAGTTGGGGTGAATTAAACCATACTTATCAAATTGAAGAGACTAGATGGCTATAACTTCCATCAATAGAACCTATTTTGTGCTTAAAATTATGAATCTTTAGGCATATAAAAATCGAGAGAGTGCGAATGAGCAAACAAAAAATAGAAAAAATTACAGACGAGCAATTGCTAGAGTCTATAGATAGAAATTTAAGAAATGCGACTGGAGGTTACACTGGTTCTTCAGATGTAGCAAAAAGACGTGAAAATTCAATTTACGAAATGAGCTTAGAACCTAAAGGGGATTTAGCCCCTCAAGGTGTTTCTAAGATTGTTTCATCAGATTCTGCAGAGATTGCAGAAGGTTATACCGCGCTGTTAACTAAGTTACTACTTGATAACAATAAGTTAGCATTATTTATCCCTTATAGCAACGAAGTGGCTTCTATCAAAGCCTCCCAGGTTGCTTCGGATGTAGTAAATTACTGTTTGTTTAACTCTAATTCGGACGGCTGGACAAAATTGTCTACCTGGATTAAGTCTGCAGTTGTATTCGGTAACAGCGCCATAACCTGGGGATGGGAAGAGAGCTTTGATTATGAAGTGGAAGAATATGATACGATTCAAGAGGCTTTATTAGATCAAATCTTAGCTGATCGCAATGTTGAGATTGTTGGCGATCTTAATATGAAAGAAGATCTTATTGAAGGCCCTATCGTATATGAAGATGTTAGGTTGCGCCGTAAGATTGATAAGTCAGGTGTTAGAATTCGTAACATTCCGCCAGAGTCTTTTGTTATTGACAAAGGAGCTGAAACTATAAGTGAAGCTAAATTTATTGGACTAGTCACTGATATGACCCGTTCTGACATTAGGCGTAACTGGCCAGATTTCAAAGGGGATCTTTCTGAAATGGGAGAAGAAGCATCTTTCAGAGATTCAGAGTGGTCATTAGAGTCTTATGCTCGTAAACAATCAGCAGGTATAGATAATTGGATTAATTCTGATGATGAAGAAGATGAAGCTAACATGTCAGTAACGGTTATTGAATGTTGGATTCGTTCTGATCGAGATGGAGATGGTATTGCAGAGTTAGTGCATGTTATTAAAGCTGGAGATACTATTCTTGAAGAAGAGGATAGTTCTTATATTCCTATTGCTGTACTTAACCCAATAGAAATTCCTCATGAATTTCAAGGACTATCTTTACTTGACATGGCTCGCCCTCAGACACAAGCTACTACAGCTATTATGCGGGGGTTCGTTGAGAATGTTTATTTCGGTAACTATGGAAGAACGTTGGCAGATCCTAACGTTGTTGACTTTGCTGCATTACAAAATCCATTACCTAAGCAGATTATTGCTACTAATGGTAATCCCGCCGCAGCTGTTCAGCAATTACAACCTGAGCCGATAAGCCCAGGTACTGCAGGAATGTTAGAGTTCTTAGGGTTGCAAAAAGAACAATCTACTGGTCTTACTAAGACTGCAATGGGATTAAATGATACATTGTTTGTTTCAGGTAACTCAGAACAGAAAATGGGTAATGCACAGAATGCAGCTCAAATTCGTGTTGAGCATATTGGACGTCGTTTTGTTGAAGGAGGCATTAAAGATTTATGTAGAGGAGTCTTACGTGAGATGAAGGCGAATCTTAAAAATCCTATGCGTTATAAAGCAGATCAAGGATATGCTTCGTTATCCGCAGAAGATCTTCAGATGATGCCTTCTAATATGGATTTAGATATTCAAGCTAATTTAGGTGAAAATTCTAACCAATCTGTAACAATGAAGCTTAATCAAATTGCTGAGCTTTTGCCAATGATGGCGAATGACCCTGAAGCAGCTGCTTATATTAATCCGATGGCTACATTTAATTTAGCTACTGATTTTGTTGCTAATATGGGGATGGATCCGACTAGGTTCTTAGTCGATCCTCAAGATCCTGGTACACAACAACAATTAGAAGCTAAAAAGCAATCACTTGAGCAAAATCAGCAGCAAGCTCAACAACTTGAGTTACAGGCTAAGCAGGGGGAGATTGATACTACTATTGCTAATATTGGATTGATTAAAGCTGAAATTGATAATAAGAAGATTGACAATAAACGCCAATTATTAGAAGCTGAAGACTCTTCTAATAGAGGGTGGGCAGAAATTAGAGTTAAAGCTCAAAGCGCAGAAGGGGCTTCAGAGCCTCAGCAAGTGCCTGTTGATTTCCAAAATTTATACCAAGATACTGAAAAGCAAGAAAAAGAAGAGGCTGAGATACAACAGCAAGGAGAGCAATTAGCTCAAACTGCTATGGAGAACCCAGAACAGGCTATGCAGATGGCAGAGCAAGCTGGTATAGATCCTCAACAAATTCAACAACTAATGGGAGGTTGATACATCTAACGATGCGAGATGAACGATGACAAATAAGAAGTATAATAGGCATCCTGGCCATAAAATTGGTTCGGATGGAAAACCAAAGAGAGTATCTGTATATGATGATGCCCAGCGTACCCTTACAAAAGGATACCAATGCAGTGAGTTAAAAGATACAATGACTATGGTTACTGAAGATATTCTTAATAATCTTTTCATAGATTGGTTGGCAACCAAACACTTTGAAACAGAAAAGAGAGAATTTCTTTATAAGCTAGCTATTAGTCAAGGGGCAGTAATAAGTAATATCGAGCGCGCTATTATTGCTAAAAACAACAAAGCTCGTGAAAAGGATGATGAATGATGAATGATGTAGAAAAAAAAGTGCTAGAAAAGATAGAGTCTGGTATTAAAGCAACGTTAAACACAATGGCTTTAGGTAGAGGTTTAGGGGCTCAAGCTGGTGTACTTAATGTGTTAATCGAAGCTAAAAAGAATATATTAGCAATGAAGGAACCTTTGCAAGCTAAGGTTAGACCAGCTGTAAAAGTAAAAGTTAAAGCTAAGATATAAAAAAAGGACGGCCTACGAATAGGCCTTAATGATGATTGAATGAGAGGGACTATTCGTAGACCCTCCTAATAAATAGGAGACTATATGTCAGAACAAAAAAGCGAAGCTACCCAGTCGGATGAGTCGCAAGTTTCAGACTTTGACTTTGATGCTTTGGCGGATGATGTTTTAGGTTTAACACCTGAAGAAGCTACCCAAGAAAGTAATGAAGACACAGAAGGACTCACAGACGATGATCCCATCGTTGACGAGGACGCTGAAGAAGTTGATGAAGTAGAGGAAGATAGTGAAGAGGAAGAAGCTGAGGATGAGGATGAGTCTACGGACGCTACCCAAGATGACGATGCAGATGATTCGGAAGAAGACGATTCGGAAATCGATATGGATTTCACAGTACCAGTTAAGATTGATGGTGAAGAAAGTGAAGTAAGTATGGAAGAATTAATCGCCAACTATCAGACTAAACAACATCAGTCAAAGAAAGGGGATGAACTTGCGAAACAGACTAAAGAATTAGTGGAAGCTAAGGAAGAGGCTACGGTATTCGCACAAATGAACACCCAATTATTACAGAATGAAGACGAGAAGGATTTACGAATTCTACAAGAACTAAAGGATAAAGTTGATCAAGCTTACGATGAAGACGATTACAATGCAGGCAAGTTAAATAGACAACTTGACAAAGCAAAGGAAGAGTATGGGAATCGAAAAAGTAAGAGAGACTCTATGATGGATGTGATGAGTAGAAAAGTACAGAATCAAAACTCGGAGGCTTTTAATTCACAAGTAGAAGCTTTCAGAGAGGAGATTCCACGCTTAGTACCCGACTGGTCTGAAGAAGTCGCGATGGCTAATCGAAAATTTGCTTTAGAGCTTGGCTTAAATGAGCAATTAGTTGATTCTATTGTTGATCCTGTAGTAGTTAGTGTTATTGACGGATACCGGCGCTTAAAAGAGACTACTTCTAAAGGAGCTATAAAACGAAAGAAAGCTCCTGTGAAAAGAGTCCCTACTAAAAAGCCTGTTTCTAAAACAAATAAAAAATCAAACAGAGTTGATCAGTCTAGACAAAGAATCAATAAAGGCAAAGGATCAGAGAGCGATTCAAAAGTTCTCTTTGATAATGTTATTGACAATATGTTTGGCTAATTAACCTGTCTAATATAAGGATAGCAAAATGGCTACTAAATTTGGTACTTCAACCATATCGGGCAGTTTTACTGCTCAGGGTTCTCAGAAAGAGGACCTAGCAAACTACATCTCTAATATATCTAGAGATATGACTCCATTCATGTCTTCAATCGGTAAGAACAAAGCTTCTGCGATTACTCATGAATGGTCAACTGACACTTTAGCTGCTGCTGCATTGCAAGCTGCAGTTGAAGGCTCAAGCTTCTCAGAATCTGACGGTCCTGTTGTACAGAAGATTGATAACAAAGCACAGATCTTTACTAAAGGTATCCGTGTTTCTGGATCTCTTGAAGCTGTAGACAAGGCTGGACGTAAGTCTGAATTCAAATATCAGACTGAGAAGCGTGGTAAAGAAATCATGCGTGATATTGAGAAGACTTTAGTGTCTGCTCAGCTTAAAGGTACGCAAGGTTCTACTGCTGCAGGCGGCATTCAAGCGTATGCTCGTAAGATGGGTGGATACCAGTCATATGCTGGTGTAGCAGAATCTGTTGCATCTGTAACAGGTGGTGCATTAACAGTAACGCAAGCTGTTGGTGATGGTACTACTATTGCCACTTCCTCAGGTACTGGTAAAGCAGCTGAGCCATTTACTTTAGCAAGCATTAATGAAATTCTTCGTGAAATTAACGGTGAAACTTCTGCAGCTCCATCTAAAGTAATGATGTCTACAGCTAATAAAGTAAACTTCTCTAACTTAGTTAATACTTCTTCTATGAATACTCGTAGAAATATTGATGAGAAAGGTAAGTTGCGTCAATCAGTTGACTTGTATGAGTCTGACTTTGGCGATGTTGAGTTAGTGCATAACTACTTAATGGCTGATACGGAAGTGTTCGTTTACGATCCTTCTTTATTATCAGTGTCTACTCTTCGTCCGATTCACTTCCGTGATATCAACGAAGATGGTGACTCTTTACGCTCTTACATGATTACTGAGTGTACGTTGGAATCTAAGAGTCCAACTGGTAATGGCATCATCATTGATGTATCTCTAACTTAATAGGTTAGCAAAGTTGATTTAACCTCCGCTCGTATGTGAACAAGGTGGAGGTTATTCTTACCAACAAGAGTTCTTAGAGCTTTCGTTGTTAAGAATAACAAAGAGAAAAATAATGATTAAAGATATTTTAGATAAAGATTATGAAGTACATTCAGATGCTAGTGGTATTGGCATAGTACAAGACATCGGACCTCATTTAGAATGGGCGAAGGCTCAAAGAGAGTTCGGTAAAAGAAACAAGCGAATTGATTCAGGATTTAAACCATTTTGCAATGTACCAGATACAGTTGCATTAGATATTATGACAAAGTATGGAATTAACATTCATGACAAGAATATTCAACCTGAAGATATGAAGAAGTTTAAGCATATCATGAAGTTTAAATATCCGCATCTTATGTATTTCTAAACACAGGAGCCCTATATGGCAATAATTACTAATCAAGCTACATTACGCACATCGGTTGCGGATTGGCTAAACAGAACAGATTTAACTAATAGCCAGCTTGATCAGTTTATTGAAATGGGTGAGGCTATGATTTACGAATCATTAAGGGTTCCTACTCTAGAGAGAAGAGCTACTTATTCAGTTGCTAAGGCAGATTCAGGAATCGATATTCCTAATGGTTATTTAGATGCTATTGAATTAAGATTACTAGGAACAGGAGTTTGTTCTGTAGTTGCTTATACAACTAGAGATACTTGTACAACAGGTGGAGGTACATGGTCTGATAGTGACATGTCAGATGACATTGTTTATCGCAGAGTAGGCTCTAGATCGTTTCATAACAACCGGCCTAACTATGCTTTTGTAAGGGAGTTAAACTCTTTCTTGTTAACAGATAAAGAAGGCAAGAGAGAAGCAGAAGGGGAGTTCGATCTTAGGTATCATTATGCTGAACCTCCTATTGGGACTATCATTGGTGGTGTTGAAGTTAAACCTTATATTCTTGAAGAATATGAATTAATCTTATATGCAGCATTAGCATTTGGTTCTACCTTTTTAGGTGATATGGAAGCAGAGTCTAGGTTTATTGGATTAGTAAATGACAAGATACAGCTGTTAAACAGTAAAGCAGCAAGTGCAGAGCTTAAAGGTGGTGATTATACAGCTTCCTTTTCAAGCCGCTTAATTTAGGAGAAATCATGGCTAGAAATACTTTTTACGAAGCTGATAAGCAATACTACAATACTATTAGATTAGTCTCTGGTGATACATTACCAGAACTTAATATTACTTTAAGAGACAGCAACACTGCTGCTCCAGGAAAGACCTTAGATGAGACAGATCCTACTACTTGGAATATTATTACCTTAGTGGGCGTATCTACTGTTAAGATGAACTTTAGAAAGATTGGCTCAACTACTATCCACGAGACACTTAATTGTACTCTTACAACTCCTTTAGCTGATGGCGTAGTAGTGATGCAATGGACTACTTCTTCTTTAACAGGCATAGCAGGCGAATACGAAGGGGAGATTGTTATTTCTTATTCTACTGGGAAGATTATTACAGGAAGAGATTTATTAAAGTTCGATATCAGAGCGGGGTTCTAATATGCCAGCAAGAGCAACGATTACCGTTGTTAGTGCAGTTGTGGATATGGGGCTTCCAACAGAAGCTACAGTTACTTCTAACTATATAGAATTAGAAGTTGTTGCTTATATTGATACCTCATCAGGTAATCAATGGGTTTACGAAACTATCCCATTAGGTGATGTTACGTTTAATTTAGTAGAAAAGAATTTAACAGATACAACTACATTGGCAGACGAAGATTATCTTACTTTTAGTAAGAATAATCCAGAGACTTTAACTATTCTAGAGAATTTTGTTAGAACAGTTGTTTATGAAAGATCATTTACAGATGCGTTCACTTTAGATGACTTCACAGGAATAAACAAAGACTTTTATGGCAAC